TCAATACTAGTTATACCTTCAACTACAAAAAATCTACTGTGAAATGTTACATATATTTCAGTAACATTTTTATTGTCAATTTTTTTGAATTCTTCTATTATTGTATTTGCGATTAAATTACAGATTGTTAATTTACTAATCATCATTAATAATTTTTATCAATCATAATAAAAATGAAACTAACAATGAATAGTAAATTAAATATAATCTTTAAACATTTCGTTTATATATTTTTCAACTAATCTAAAATCAGGATAATCAGATATTGTAAAACTTAAACGACCTTTTTCTTCTGATAACCAAAACTTTAATAATCCCTCTAAACCACCGTAATATTCGAAATCATTATCACTATTATATCCACCCCAGTTTAATACATCTATTATTAAGGTAGGAAGTATATTAGTAACATCCACTTGAAATTTATAATCATCCACTTCAATAATATCTGTGGTACCGGATTTAAGTGTTTTTCTTTTGTATGGAACTTCACGTGAGAAATTCTCAGTACCAAATAAAGATTTTAGTTCGTTCATAACATCATTATAAACTTCTTCTTCATAGGCGGCTTCGTATGATGAATTGTAAAGGCTTGATAAGTTTCCATAAACATCAGGTGCGTGATTCTTAATCAACTCGGACAAGTTTTTATCACCCATATTCATAACTTTTTCAAGTGTTATAATATCTGTTTCACCATCATTTTCTATTTCTTGACCTTCTAACTCTTTATAAACTGCTTCTTTTAAAATATTAAGATTGTCAGGATTTAATCCTGAGATGACATCATCTTCCAAATTATAAATTTCTACATAATCAAAAAATGAATCGTACTCACTACTTAGTATTTTTCTGGCGATACCCATAGCACCTGAACCCCAACGGTCAGCTTCAAATAAATGAGATAAATCTTCTCTACTCATACTTAACCAAAAACGGTTATTGTCATAAGTAACATCACCAAAGTATTGCTCAACTATAGTATCGATAACATATTGAGGGTCATTTTGGTAATGGTGTTTCATAACATCTACAAAATACCCTTCATCAATTAATTCTTGTTGAAACTCACCTAATAAATTTTTCTTATCTAAAAAATCAATAAATAAATCTACTTTATTGGTAAAATAATTTTTTATAAAGTTTTCTAACCCTATATCTTGTATAATTGAAAGGATATCCATAATTGTTATTTTATTATAAATACAAAAAAGGTGGGATTTCTCCCACCTTCAAGACCCCTAATCTGACCACTTGTATTATTTTTTATCGTAATATTTCTCTACTGTCTTCTGTATTGCTGTTTGAACGGCCTGTTGATTAGTGGTTTGAACAGTTTGTTGTTGTGTCTGAGGTTGATTTTGGTTTTTGTTTTTACATCCGCATCCCATGGTAGTTGTCTATTAGAAAGTTTATACTATTATAAATAGTGGTATAATAAATAATATAAAGTCAAAATAATAAATCAATTTAAAAAAGACGAATATTTATCTTAAAAGTATTTCATGAAATTCTTAAAATTAATATTAAGTGAGGGGAGACGAGAAGATTTCGTTAGACAGTTTAGGGGTAAATTCTCTAATGACGATTTGAAGAAAATCGTTATGTTCTCACAGGATATTGCAACTAACAATAAGTTTCTTTCTTTTTTGGGTAGGGCATTAAATCCTCAAGATGTGGAGGGTCAGTTCAATAAAGCCAAAGAATTGTTAAATCAATTCATTAGATATCAAAGTGTATTAGACCAAAAGGATATCAACCAATACGAGACATTTGAAGATATTGAAAAAGCCGTTAGTGCTCACGAGAATAAGGTAAGAAGAGATGTTGTTAAGTTAGATGGTGCTGACCAGGTATATGAGGATGACCGATACACTATTGTTACACCAAAGACACACAAAGCCAGTTGTTATTATGGTGCAGGTACAAAGTGGTGTACTGCTGCTATGAATGGAGATAGTCATTTTGACCGATACAATGAAGATGCGAAGTTATTTTATATTATAGATAAGAAGTTACCTTCTGATAATAAATTCTACAAGGTTGCACTTCTTCAAAAGTACGATGGGGACCAAACTTTCTTTGATGCTCCTGACCAATCATTTAAAACAGGTTGGATTTTCGGAACACCTGAATGGGAGAAGATAAATTCGGTTATTCAAAAGTATATGACTGATAACTATTCTCGAGAGATTGCCATATTTGCCGATGCTGCTGAAAAAAGAAAAGAAGTTGAAAGAATTCGTGCACAAAGAGAACAACAAAGATTGCAGAGAAAAAGAGATGAGCAAAGAGAAAGAATGGCCAATGACGAATGGAATTTAGAAGAAAACTTGGGTGACGTTGAAGTTGAAAAGGTAAACGCTATCTATCAAATGTTAGAAGATGATGATACTGTTGTGGGTGATGAAAACATTTATTATTTGGTCCCTGCAGATTATTCTCATCATGGTTTAGATACCTATGAATGGACTGGAGAAAATGAGACATCAACAACATGGGCTGTAGGTACATGGGATGAGGTGTATGAGGCGGCAAAAGACCAAGTACAAAATTTATGGGATGATATGGGAATGGAAGCATTCAATCAATCATTTATTGAAAACCATCTTGATACGGATTCATTGTATGAATGGGCGTATGAGTTCTTCTATAGTGATATTACTGATTCACCTGAGAGCTACTTCGATGAAGATGATTTAGGATTATCAGAGGCACAAAAAGACAGAATTAGTAATATTGAAGATGAGATAGCTCAATACGAACACGAACAATACATGTTGGATGATGACAGAGAAGATTATGATGAATTATTTGATGATTTCCAAGATAAGATTGACGAGTTAAATTCAGAAAAAGACGACATAGAAAGTTCTCCTGAAGGTGAGGCTAGTGAAGAAATGATTGAAAACATGGCAACCGAGAGAGCTCAAGAAGCCAAAGATGACCCATCTGGATTTATCCGAGATTGGGGATTAGATATTAGTAACTTCATTGATGAGGATTCCTTAATTGAAGATGTGGTAGATTCTGATGGTATAGGTCCCACTTTAAATACTTATGATGGTACGGACTATGAAGAAAGAATAAATAATACCTACTATCACATTGTAAGGGTAGATTAAAGGTTCACTATTCAAGTTTTATTTATTATGTTTTTCTTCAATAAAAAAAGATTGAATGAAAACGAATTGGATTTTTAAATCACCAATAGATTTGGAACATAAACAATATGTTCTTTTGGATTATTTACAAAAAGTTGAAAAAGAGATTACTGATTTAAAATTATATCCGGCGTTTCAACAAATTACCCTACACTTAGCTAATGTTAACTTAGCTCAAAATAAGACACAATATCTTACTATCATACCTAAAAATGTGGAACCTGACCAAGAAATACTATTGTCAGAAATAAAATATCATTCACCAAGAAATATTACTGAAGAAGACCGTGAGGTTATAAAAGACATTGTTACATATTCAAAAGAAAGATTAACTCACGTATTTCTCATCGCAAAATCATTATGGGAGATTGTTAATGAATCTATTTCATTAAACCTAATAAAAAATTCAGAACAGATAATGACAGGAAGTGGATATTTTAAATTCACTTATGATAATAAATTGTATGTCTATGAATATCGTTTGAGGTCAGAAATACCTGATGATTTATCAACACAAAAACTTTTTGTAAATGAAATTTATTGTGGTGAACCTAAAGGACTTTATCAATTAACAGTAGACAATACAACATTTTTTAACCCTGATATAACAAAAGAAGATTTGGTAAAATTACTTCCATTATTTGAAGTTAATATCGACCAAAAGTTTCCATTGAAAGAAAGTTTATTACCATTAATTAAAAGAAAGGTGACCAACTATATTTTACAGACGGTCAAAATAAACGAAATAAAAGAAATCACAAAAGATGGAAATTGAAAAGATAATTCAGATGATTAAGGAAAATCCAAACGATATGGAGTTGGGTAAAAAAATCAGGGAGTACTATTGGGACAATGAAGAAACCAGATAATGTAGTTTGGAACAAGGACTCACAGAAATATGAGGCATCCATTTTACCTTATGGTACAAATGTTTCTGCACCTGCAATCAAATTAGATGATGTTGGGGCATTTAAAGAACGAGGGGTTAATAAAGTACAAAAAACATTCAACGCAAAGTACAAAGAACTGGTAGATGAGTACAAAGATTTATTAGATTCGGTTAAACTAAATAACCTAATTTATAATTCAAAATATTCATTTGAACCAGTAATTGGTGAGACCTATCATTTATATGAAAGAAATAATGGTGAATGTTTCTTATCTTTGATTGGTCCATCTGAATGGAACATGAAACACATAACGACAGTCACACTTAATTCAGAACACAAATGGGTTTTAACAAGAGATATGTAACCAGAGAAACAATTCTAAGAACCGATGAGTCAAGGTTGGATAAACTATTCAACGCTGATGCGTTAATCATGGATGTTTGGGCATCAAAGTTCCGTGAATTGTATAGTGCAGGTTTAGCAAAAGACGAAATTATTTTTCTATTCACTTACTGATAGTGTTTGATATTCACATAAACTTTGTGTATATTTTCAATAAAAGATTATGAAAACACTTAAAAACAAAACAACTGGAGTTATTAAAAGAGTGAGTGATAAAGAAGCTCACCAAATGGTTTCCGCGAGTTATTTGGGTTGGGAATACACCTCAAAAACAGTATGGAAAGAAAACCGTAAATCTTCACCCACAGTGGTTGAGAGTAACGAAGAAGGTAATGTTGTTAATGAAATTAACAACAATTTGTCTGATAAGAAAGTGAGAAAACAACGTAAGGAACAAAAACGTCAAAAACATGAATCAAGAAAATAAAGATATGATTAGAATTCTTGAAGGTAAGTTGAGAATGCCAATTCACATTTCTTACATATCAAAATACATTCTAAAGAAAACTCAAGAGGAAACTAAAGAAATTCTTGAACAAGCTATCAATGATGGTGTTATTGAAGAAAGTCCTTTAGCTAAAGAATATTATCAATTGAAGAGAAAATGAGTGAATTAGTTAATCATCCACAACATTATGGTGGTGAAAATAATCCTTATGAGGTTATTAAAATTGCGGAAGCTACAGGATTAGACCAAGACGCTTACCTATTCAATGTGTTGAAGTATATTGTTAGAAGTGGTAAGAAAGATGGTAATCCGCCCGTTCAAGATTTGAAAAAAGCATTGTTCTACTTGGACAGAAGAATTAAAGTATTAGAAGAAGATAATGGAGTTAAATAAAATTTATAATAATAATTCCGTGGAGTTCATGTCGAACGAAATGGAAGAGTCCTCAGTAGACCTAATTGTAACATCACCACCTTATGGTGTTGGTATCGACTATGATAATTGGAATGATGATATGGTCTTTGAGGATTATATGAAATTTACTCGTGAGTGGTTGACTGCGGCTTACCGTGTTTTAAAAGATGACGGTAGAATTGCTTTGAACATTCCTTATGAAATTAACCGACAAGACAAAGGGGGTAGAATTTATGTATCTGCTGAAATTTGGATGATAATGAAAGAAATTGGTTTTGGTTTCTTTGGTATTGTTGACCTTGAGGAAAGTTCACCACATAGAAGTAAGACAACAGCGTGGGGTAGTTGGATGAGTCCATCTGCACCATACATCTATAACCCTAAAGAATGTGTAATCTTAGCATACAAAAAACATTCAAAGAAAAAAGTTAAGGGTACACCACAATGGATTGGTGAATATCAAATGGTACCAAACGAAAAGATTGAAGGTGAATTCAGAAAGAAGTTGGTATATGAAGATAAAGATAAAAAAGATTTTATCTCATTAGTGTACGGACAATGGAACTACTTTGCGGACACACAACAAAAGACAAAGGCAACCTTTTCATTAGACATACCGTACAGAGCTATTAAGATTCTTTCATACAAAGAAGATGTTATCTTTGACCCATTCAACGGTTCGGGTACAACTTGTTTGGCTGCCGAGATGTTAGGAAGAAATTGGATTGGTTCTGATATCTCTGAAGCTTACTGTAAAGTTGCGAGAGGAAGAATTAATGAATATAAACTTAATCAACAGCAATTGGAGATTGTACTCGATGAACATTCAAAACATTAAAGTAATTGATAAAGATAGTATTATCATTACAACTACAGATGGTAAAGAACATTTATTTGAAAAAAATAAACTAGAAAGACCACTAAGAAGTTGGTATGATAACATATTGGCGGCGGCAGTATCTCTAACACATGGAACCTCTCGTAAATGAGAGGTTTTTTGTTAATCAGTATATTTATTGTTAAACGTTTTTGTATATGAAAAAAGTAATAAGATTAACTGAATCACAACTTGAAAATATTATTCGTAAAGTAATTGCCGAGCAGGAAGATTATGCACCTCCTGGTGGATGGAACAAAGAACAACTTCAGTATCATGAGCAGGAAGCTAAAAAATTATTTAGCTCTGTTAAACCTGAGATGGGTGGTAAATTTTGTTTTTCAATAAAACAAGACCCAAACTCAGTTATGGAAGAATTAAAAAGAAGTGTTAGAACTAGTGGTTCTAAAGGTAAGAGTTTGTATAAAATAAAAAATGGTGACACACCTGATGGTATTAAATCCATGGCTCCAAATTATGATGTTGAAGGTGTTAATTCAAAATCGTGTAATATAGATAAACCAAGAATTGGTGATATTATTATAATACAAAGGTAAAATGAAAAGAATAATTAAAGAATCGGGGTTAAGAAACATCAAGGCACTTGCTGAAAGATACCCTAAAGCTAAAATTTATTTCCACCAAGATTTGGATGGAGTGACAACGGCTTTAGCGATGAAAAATTATTTAGAAGATAATGGAATTAAAGTTGTAGATTCTGAAATTATTCAATACGGAGATAAGGAGTTTGCAGTTAAAAAACAAGATGCTGAAGGTGATACGATGCCAGTTCTTGTTGACTTTGCACATGGTAAACCAATGTTTGTTATTCACACTGACCACCACGATTCCCAAAGTGGTGTTGAGGGTGGAACTGCAACATCATTCAGACCATCACGTTCAAATGTTGCAACACTTTCACAAGTAATGTCACCAAAAGAGATTTTCCCATCTGAAGATATAACATTAATTTCAACTGTGGATTCTGCTGACTTTGCAAGATTTGGTTTAAAGCCAAAAGATATAATGAACTTCATATTCCAATTGGATAAGAATGAGGACCTACAAAAAAACAAATTTGCTTTAGGACTGGCAACAAACAAATTGTTGTTAGCATATAAGAACAAACCTAAGTTTTTAGAAGAATTGGTTATGACATCACAACCATCTTTATTAAACATTTATCAAAACATTAAAAGGATTGCAAACGAAAGAGGTTATGCGACACCTGAACAAATGGCAACAAACCAAATGGGATATGTTGAAGCACAAAAACAAAGTCCTAATGTTAAATATGAAGATGGTATTATTGTACAATATGGTGGAGGTTCAATGATGAAACCTGGTTCGTATGACCGTTACACACCATTTGAAAATAATCCTGAGGCGGATTTCTTAGTGATTGCGTGGCCAATGGGATTGGTACAAGCATCTTGTAATCCATTCAAAAGTGAAAGGGAACTTAAAGGTGTTAACTTAGGTGAGATTGCACAAGAGGTATTGGCGAAATGGGAGTCACAATTAAGAGATAAGATTATACCACTTTCAACGATTAAATGGGTATCTGAAACATCGGCTAAAGAAGGTTCAGTTGGATTCACAAATGCAGATTTAGAAGCGTTCTACGGTGATAAGATTCGTTCAATTGAAGGTGGTGAACAAAAGATGGAACAGTTAAAAGAAATCATGGATATTCCATCGAGTAAATTGACTGACGAACAGTGGGCGGTACTTGACCGTTTAGGTGTACCGGCTTGGGAAATGATTCAAGCAAATTCAGGTGGACACAAATGTATTACAAACATTTCAGCACTTAATTATTTCGGTAGAAGTAAGAGACCACCTCAAGGTACTTACAGATATGATAGTGAGAGGGAAGATGCACCTTACGTTAAATTTGCAAAAATGATTCAAGCAGAGTTCGTAAGACAACTAAAAGAAAAAATACAACAGAGTAAATCAGAATAATGAAAAGGAGATTTTATCTCCTTTTTTTATGCCAAGTTCAGAACAAGTACC